CCTCCGGATACGGCGCAGTGAGCGCGGCCTCGGTCGGGAGGGTCTCGATGTCAAGGACGAGCGGCATCAGCGGCCTCCCGTGATGACCGTCTCCATCCGCGCCACCGCATCCTCGCACGGCTGCCGGCGCCCGGCCTCCCAGTGGCCGATGGAGTAGATGTTGTAGCCAATCTGCATCGCCAACCGGAGCTTGGCCGGGGCCGTCGAGCGGTCCCCCTCCTGCATCAAGGCCTTGATGGCATCCCGAACGACCGGGTGTGGAACCTTCTCGGACGACGAAACCGCCGTCGCAACGGACACGTCCTGCATTCCTTCCCCCTGTAGTGTGAAGTGGTGTGGAGCCGAGTATAGCATCGTCGAGCTACGTTCGCAAGAGTGAAAACGCAATTGCCCTCCGTGGATTCGAACCACGATACTCGCATCCAAAGTGCGATGTCCTGCCATTAGACGAGAGGGCATCTCCCATCGGCCTGCAGGGTAACATCGTACCCGTTATCGTGCAGACGGACGGTTATCGGGTAGCTATCTACCCCTTACGGCTATGCCGGGGCCATTCCCGGTCGTCAGGGGTGACGGTGGGGACGTGGCGTGCTACGCGGGACGGAAGGCCAGCGGTGGGGCCGTCTGCGTGTCCACGCCGGCGCACGTGGAACCCCTTCGACGGGTAACCTGCGGGGCCGCTGTGCCCCCGTGCTACTCCCCGCATCCGACCCGAGACGACCGACCACGTTGTAGGCTGACAGAGCGTGGATTTGTTGGACCGGGTGGTGCGAGCACGGTCAGGATTGAGCGCCGGTATCCGTTTACCAGACCTGCGGGAGACCGAGAGTAGGCCCGCAGTACAACACCCACACAAACAAGTGGCCCCGACGTTCTCTCCTCTGAGAAGACTGAACCCCTAGTCATAGGTGGTCAGTAGGAGATACTTATCGGGGCCGTTCACTTGTACCTGCGTATGCGATGCTTCTCAGGTCACCGCGCTCCGAAGTTACTGCGACGACACCTCGCGGTCAAGGCACGGTTCGATGTCCCACATCCAGCGCATCCCGTCGAGGTCTCGGCTCGCAATCTGGGGCGTGCGGCCCGGCTCCGCGTAGTTGCGGCTCGGCACCTCCCCCGACCACACCCAGCCTAGCAACGTGCAGGCCGCGTACTCGACGTGCACCAGCACATACAGGTCCGGCATCTTGTCCTTCCGCGCATCCACCCAGAGGTCCCCGTGCGGGTTGCGCGTGGACTTGACATCGACGTTCCAGCCACGATAGACGGCATCGAACGAGCCGCGCCGTAGATGGGTGGTCAAGTCCGGGTAGATGTTCGCCCACTTACAGAAGGCCAGCTCGCCCAGCACCCCGACCAACTCGGTCGTGATGGCGTCCTGCTGGCCCGCCTTCTGGTTCCGGATGCCCGCCTCGCGGTTCACCCCTTGCCGGATGGCGGCAAGGCTGGCGGCGAGGGCGACTTCTCCACTACTGAGAATGATTCGGTCCGACATAACGCGCTCCTGTGTTTGGCCCATCGGGCCGTGACCGCGTGCAAGGCAATCGCTCGCACCCGTTCGGGACCCAGCTTCGCTATCCGCGCCGCGGACCCCTGCTTCCCACCGAGCTTGCCACACTCACTCGGGGTCATCTTCTCCTTGGGTGGCCGCCGGCCGTGCTTGGCCTTCCAGCGCCGCCGCCGCATCCCGGCCGCCACCACATCCAAGTTGTTCCGCTGCCACCGCATCACGCTCTGCCGCTGCTTCTGCTTCCGGCACGGCTCGCAGTAGTACGCCACGCCCACCTTGCCCGTCACCGGCTTCGGGCAGGTCTGGCAGATGCCCTGCTTCCGGCGTTCACACTGCGGGCACTGCGTCTGGTACCGGCCCAGTCGGTCCACCCACTCGACCAACCGGGCACGGCACCGCACCAACGGACACCTCACGCTTCCTGCCCCTCATCCATCCCGAGCGGCAATGCCTCGCACACCCGGCACGGCTTGGCAAACCCGGGATGCTGGACGCAGTGCGAGACCCACACCGGCCCCGCCTCCGACCGCTCCCAGTGCCCGAACTCCATCAGCTCGCCACTCCACTCGTACTTGGTCATACATCCTCAACAATTCGGTGAAGGTCCATATGGTGTTGCCGACAGAGCCACACTACCTCAAGTGGCTTGGAGTAATCCGGATGATGCGCGTCAGTTGCTGCAACGCCACATTGCTCACACGGCAACCGCTTGAGCTTGCCACGTTTCACCGCGTTATGCAGGGTGATGCGAGCCTTGTGCTTCTCCGGATGTCGCTTTTGGCTTGCACGAATACCAGCGATTCTAGCTGGGTCCTTTGACCGTTGTCTGTCATACTCCCGGTAATATTCCAGCTTTGCCTGACGGTTCTCCCGCACATCAGACCTCGTGCACGCCTTGCATTTGCCGAGGTACCCATCGTGCATCTGTGGGTGACGATAAAAGTTCACGATGGGCAACTCAGCGTCGCACTTAAAACAGACCTTGGTTTTCACAATTCCTCTTAAAAGGGGGTCGCGCACAGGATAGCATCATCCCGCTCTATAGCGCAACCCCCTTAATTAAAAGGTAAATCGTCGTCCGCCGCGTTCGGCGGGGGGAACTTGCTGAAGTCCGACTCGCCCGCAGGCGACCCGCGTACCGTAGCGGACGGCGGGGCCAGCCGCTTGCCCGACGGCGGCGGCGTAGTCGGAATCTCCGGCGCTGGCGCCGCCGGGGCGGCCGGCGTCACCGGCACGCCCTGCAGGCCGTGGTCACGGAGCGCAATCCAAACCGTCGCCGCGGCCGCCTGCACCGCATCCGCGGTCAGCGGCACCTTGTGCGTCGCGCACGAGACCGCGAGATACCCGGCCATCGTCTCCCAGAGCTGGGCGTAGGACTCGGCAATCGTGTTCACCGACTTGCCACCCGGCTTGGCCGCGGCCGGCTTGCCCACGACCTCCGCCTTAACCGGCGCTGGCGCGGCCATCCGCTTGCTCGGCGCGGCCTGCGGTCCCGCCACATCGATGTTCCAGTACGGCTTGCCCGACGGGTTGGCCGCCCGGCTGAACCGGAGCGACTCTCCCGGGCACGTCTCCGGCGTCAGCCCCAGCCGGTCCAGCTGCTTCATCGCCGTCGTATCCGGGATGAGCGGCGTCTCCACCGCCAGCCCCTCGTCGTCCGTCCCCACGAACACCAGCTTGCTGCCGAACTTGGTCTGCACGGTGCGGCACTCGGACACGGTCATCGTGGCCTCGTCTCCCGCATTCTCCAGCACGAGCTTCTGATTCACAGCGAACTCCTTGGGGGCGCGTCCCCCGTCAAGTGTGTATCCCGAGACCGTCGTGTCCCGGGGGTCCTACTCTACGATGACGTGCTGCTCCGCCAGTCGGAGTCGGTCGAGCACATTCTCGTAGTCCATCGTGGTCCCACGCTCCAACGCCCGCAACTCCTGCTGCATCTCCGACATCTGCAATGCCAACAACCCAACCAACCGCTGCAACTTCTCGATGTCCCGCACTAGCTGGTCCATTGTCTCCCCCGGTATGTGTGAACCTGCCCTAGAAACGTATACACTAGCACGTTCTTTCGCAAGTACCACTTGAAACATTTTCACTCGGGGGTTATACTGCCCGTATGCCGACACCCATCTCCCCATACAACGCCGCTGGCCGGCCACGCACCGACCGCCCCGGCACCATCCTCCTTAAACGGGCGATGAAGCGCCACGGCGGGACCGTCGATGAGTTCGCCAAGCAAGTGCTGGGCCGGAGCCGCATCTCCATCTGGCGGTGGCTCCGCAAGTCCTACCCCATCCCGCCGGCGGTCATCGTCCGGCTCAAGACGTACCTCCACGAAACGTCCGATGTCTAACCCACCCACCCCAGAGGTCTGCGATGTCTGCCACGCCCCGACCCCCGATGGACGCAATCCGTGCGAACGCTGTACTGCACAGCCTGCCCGACTGTCCGGAGACTGAGCCGCCTCGTTCTATTGCCATCACGACGCTCGACCAGTTCCGCGGTAATCGGCTCGTCCACCACTTCTATCCGGAACACTGGGCCAAGGTGCAGCTCGCCCGGCATATCGCCCAGCAGTACGGGGGGTTGACGACGAGCTGACACCGGAGTAGCTTCAGGCACGCTCCGATAACGGGCGTCCTTGCCATCATTCCCCCGATTGTGTGGCCCACGACCCTCGGCGTTGCCGGGGGTTCGTGCGTTATGGGCGGATATGGTTAGGCGATAAAGCCGATGCGACGCTTGCTCTCGGGCGGCAGAACGAAGTCGTCCCCGTCCACCTCGTCGGGCACCTCGATGATGCCCCCGTGGACCGCCCCGGCATCGATGACCAGCTCCTCGTAGCCGGCCGCCTGTAGCCCGCGGATAGCATCGAGCAGACACTTGGCGACCAGCGCCGCGTCCACCGCCGGCACATCGCCCACCTCGATGCTCAGGCCGTTGCGCTGGATGGCAACCGAGGCCGTCTTGCCCGTCAAGACATTGACTGTCCGCCGCCGCTTAGTCGCCATCGTCTTCGCGCTCCGACAAGGCCCGTAGAATCACGTCCGCCAGTATCGGGAGGCTGCCGCCGCACCAGCGGCAATGCTCGTACCGGGTCGGGATGCCACGGTCAATGATGAACCAGCCCTGCGCCTGCCAGCTGAACCAACAGCGCCCATCCCGCACCGCTTGATAGCGGTCCGGGCAGGCCTCCTTGCGGTCCCGGGAGCAGGTAGACATACCCCATCAATCTACACCGAACGGTCCGGATTGCTAACGGCCATCCCCAGTAATGACCCGGCGGCGTGGTAGTAGAAGGTCTGCATCCCCCGCGGCTTGCCGACGTACCCCTCCTGCGCGTGCCAGCCGTCCGGTGGGCAGAGCGCCGGGGCGGTGCGGATGACCACCCCGCCAACCGTCTGGACCTCAGCCTCACCGTGCAGGTGGCCGGTATGCCACTCCCGGTAGAGCGACTTCCCCCAGAGGTCCGGCACCTCGGCCGGCATCAGCTCGCCCAGCCGCTTCTTTGCCTTGTCCCCGTGCGTCAGGCCGAGCAGGACCTTGCCGTGCGTGACGTACTTCCGAGTAGTCTTGGCGTCGTCGATGGTGACTCGGTCGTCCTTCCGGAAGTAGGCCCGCAGAATGTGCCGCAGGGCCACTGTCATCATCGCATCGTGGTTCCCGGGCACCAGCACCACCGAGGTCGGGATGGTCGCCGACTGCTCGATGATGTCAAACAGGATGGCCGCCCCCTCTTCGACCATCTTCTCCACCCGCCCATCCCGCTCCAGTGCCGTGCCCTTGGTCGTCTTGGCGTCAGGCGTGTCGTAGTGGAAGTAATCGCCGAGCAGGAAAATGGCCCGCCGGCCGACCTGCCGATGCTCCCCATCCGCCAGCAACTCACTGGCCGACGCCTTGAGCAGCCGCTTGGCAATGCCGAGGTCGTAGTCCTGCCAGCCCGTCTCCTCTCCCCACGCATACTTCCCAACGTGGGGGTCGGCGATGACCAGCGTCTGGAGGACGTTCGCGTCCCGGCCTTTCTTACTGGCCGCCGTTAGTAAAGCGCGGCGCGGCATAACGGCGCCCGTTATCATCGACGCCACAAGGTCTTCGACCGACGGTCCCGCCTTCGGCTTGAGTCGGACGAACACCCGGTGCAACTCAGTCGTCGAGACCTGCCCGGTCGCCGGGTCCTTGGTCGCCACCTCGTACTTGGTCGCCTCGGAACGGTCAATCTCGAACCGGCTCATATCGGCATCGATGTGCCGGAGCAGGTCGGCCACGGTCTTGATGCGCGTCCCCACCGACCGCGCCTCCGTGCCGTCGGTCGTCTCCCGCGTCTCGACCTCTTGCTCCGACTTCGGCACCGCCTGCGACGGGACCAGCGTCGCCGGCTTCCGGGCGACATAGACACCGAGCTTGGTGCGCTGGATACGAACGGCCGAGAGATTGCGGACCGGACGGTCGTCGTGGAACTCGCGGTTCAGGGTCTCCACGACCGCCTGCGACATCGCCCCCTGTGCTGAGAGCTGCGCTAACCGTCGTTTTTCAGCGTCCGTCCACGGGGTATGGTCACTCCGGACTGGCATACGCCTCGGGAATAGGGGTAAGCGCCTCGGCATCGACCCACGCCTGTAACCCCTTCGGCACCGCCCCGTTCCCATCGCGGTCCACGCGGATGTGGCCCTGCATCAAACAGGCCCCGCACCCGTGCGACCCATCGGTCACGCACCCCGTGCCATTACAGGCCGGGCATATCACATTGACCATCGTTGACATTGCTCCCCCCGGTAGGTGGTGCCCCGTAGGTAACACCTGAAACCGGGATTGTCAAGACCCGTGTTTACCGGGCAAGCCCCAGCACGATGCCGAGGGTCGCGCCGGCGAGGAAGACCTGCGTCCGGGTGGGGCACGGGCGGCCCAGTATCCTGCACTCCCGAGTCTCCAGCGCCCGGATAAGCGCATCCTGCAGGGCGATGGTGCTGTCGGCCCGGTCCAAGGCGGCCGTCATTGCCAGCCGCTCGCGGGCGTGGGCGGCCGTCAGGCTGTCCACCACCACCACATATCCGTGGACCTGTGTGAGCAGGCTGTCGGTCTGCTGCAGGGTGGCCCGGAGGACCGAGCGCAGGCTGTCCTCCGTGGCCGACGAGTCGTCTGCCACACTCCGAGCGAGCCGGATGCTGTCCCGAAGCTGAGACAACTGCGCCGTCAGAGCGCGGCGGTGCCGCTGCTCCTCCTTGGCCGCCTCCTTGGTCGCGTACTGCGCCTGCATCGCCCGTGTCCGGGCCGTGTCATACGTTGTCCGACTGGAGTCCGTCTTGGCCCGGAGTGTCCTGAGCCGAGCGTCCTGCGGCCGGCTAGAGACATACCACACCCCCGTCGCCACGAACATCCACAGGAGCACCGTCACGGCGAGGTGGGCCATTTTGGACTCACGCATAGTCGTCGAGGTTGAACCCCGGCACATTCTCCGGGTCATTCTTTCGGCCCGGTGCCACCCGAGCGTGGGTCGTCACCGGAATCTGCCCGTACTTCCGACGCACGTCCGCGATGAGCGCCTTCATCGCCTTCTGCTGCGCCTCGGTCAGCGGCTCCTTGCCGTCGTTCTTATTCGAGAAACACAGGCCGACCGAGACGCCGTTCACGTCCTTGTGGCCGTTCCACTCGCTCTTGCCCGCGTGCCACGCTCGGCGGTCATACGGGACCACCGTGTAGACCTTGCCGTCACGCCCGACGAGCGCGTGGTAGCTGACCTTCGACTCGCTCGACTGGAGCCACGAGAGGCACCCCTTCTCGTTCGGGCTGGCGTCGGCGTGGAGCACAATGACCTTGACGGCCTGCGCCCCTCGCGTGTTGTGGTTCGGGGACGGATGCGTGTAGCTCATAGCCGTTCCGGGTCAAGTGACATCCAGCGAGACGGGTCGTTCTCCAGCGGTCCCTGAAAGAGCTTTACGTCCGCGCCATCCCAATTGCGTCGCGCCCGCTCTAGCGCGTGCTCCGGGTTCATTCCGCGCATCTGCTCAACCATCGCCATCCCATTGGGCCACCTGACCAGCACGTTCGCGGTGTACGGATACTTGCTTTCCGAGAACCCCTTTGGAGCGCGGCCGTACCCCATCAGCTCGTCTGGCACGTTGAAGTACGGACGAGGCTCTGGCGCAACGCTAAGCTCGCGCATAGCTCTCCGGGCCTTTGCCATCTCATCGCCCGGAACCCCCGGCACCGCCATCGCGGCCAGCGCCCCAAGGCCAGCCGCCTTACCGGCTTCGCCGCGCCGCATTGCTCCCGTTGCTCGACCCGCCAACTCCCTCGCCTGTGCGCCGGCTCGGATGGGGTTGAACATCTCGTTCAGCATCCCGCCCGGAGTGTCCGGCGATGGTTGCGCGGACCGCTGAATAGCGGCCAACATCCCCGGCTCTGGCAGTGGCATCCGAGCGCCGGTGCGCGGTCCAATGGTCATCTGACGCGGCGGCGCTGGCGTCGCAGTGATATCCGCCAGAGCGGATGGCATAAACAGGCGACGGAGTTCTGCAAGCAGGTCAGGATTCATTTTCGCCTCTTACTTGACGATGGGGATGCTACCAGTCTTGCGGCGCGGCGCGGCAATCACGCCCCACTTCTTGGCGTGGTACGCCGCCGCCCAGCCAAACAGGATGGCCGTACCGAGGTTGCGAATCAACTGCGGCACACTGACCGGATACATCGTCAGCACTGCCAGCAGGCTCCCGGCCACAAAGAAGCTGAGGCCCACTCGGACGGTCCAGTATGACCGGGGCCGCAGGTGCTGTGTCGCATCGAACCCCGGCGCGGCCTTCGTAAAAATCATGATGTAAAACGCGGCAGAGGCCAGCGTCATCACCGCGTTAGCGAGGAGGTTCAGGCGGTCAAGCATCTTTCGTCTCCGGAAAGATTTTGCCAATGACAATCTCGACCCCACGCTGGCCCAGCACGCCGAGCAGGAACGCCATCGCGCTCATCGTCTGCTGGCTGGCGTCAATTCCCGTTACCGTGAACACAATCGGCGTGAGGAAGTAGGCGCTGGACGTTCCCGCGCTAATGGCGAGGAGGTTGTCTCGCATATTGCCGTGGCTGGCCTTGCCCACCGCAATCAGGCTGCCAAAGAACCCGGCCACCACCAGCATCACACTGTTCTTGTCGTTCGCCATCGGAGTCTCAGAGATAAGGGGTTAACAATCCCACGCCCGTCGCGCCTTTCGCAACCGGCTGTTCGGGTCCTTCGCCGCCTCCGGCCACATCTTCATCTGGCCGGCCGACCGCGCACAGAACGAGCGCCGCCGAGCCGCCGATGTCTCTGACCGGGCCGCCTGTTCCCGACTCACGGGCGGCTTGATGTCCTGCCCCTGCGCCCGCAGACTGGCCCGCCCCTTGGCGTTCAGGCCACCCTCAGGGTCCTGCCCTTCCTTGCGTGCCCACGCCGCCGTCTTGTACCGCTTGGTCACGGCCTCGTCCATTAGTTGCTTGGTCTTGCTCATCGTGGCACCCGCCGTGAAAGCCGTGTATACCCTTCCCGCAAGAGCTTGGCCCGCTCGGTGTCGAGGCTGTCAATAACCTGTCGCGCCCGCGCCCCCGTAATACGGCCGTTCGCAAAGGCCGAGACCGCCTGTTCCCGCTTGGCTTGCAATTTCTCCAGCTTGTCATCCGCGGTTTTCAGGAACCCGCTGATACGCTTCGTGTTCCGGTCCTCAAACACCGCCTTAAAGACCGGGTTGGCCGCGGCCAGCCGCTCGGCGTCGGCCGTGGTCCGATTGACCGTCGCCGTGTCCCCACGCTGCCGCGCCTCCGCCCGGTCCCGCTTAAGGGCGTTATAGGTCGCCTGCGCCTGCTGGACCTCGTTCCGCAGGTCATAGAACTCCTGCTCGCTCTGCCCACGGGTGACCGGACGCGACTGGAATCCGGTGATGGGATTGAGCGGTTGCCGGGCAAACGGCAGGGGCACCTGCGGCTGCGCCTCCCGACCGGCGATGGGTCGCGCCGCGATGTCGGTCACCGCCGTCACGGCCGGCGTAAACCGCCCGAACATTCCGCGGGTGAGGAACTCCGCCTGCACCGGCGACGCCTCCTCGATACCCATCTGTCGGGCCGCCGCCGCCATCACATCGAACGTCGGAGCGGTGGTATCGCGCCGCCGGGCCGCCGGCAACTGGCGCTCCATCCCCGGCGTCACAATCGACCGGCCCGTAAACTCCTCTCGGTTCCGCGATAGCTCGATGAGTTCGCGGCCAACCGGGAACGGCATCAGGGCAATCGGGTCGCCCTTTGCCACGTCGGAGTAGATGGGCGGGAGCATATTGAGCATCGCCGCCTTGAACTGCTCGTACACGAACGGGTCGTCCTGTTTGACCTGCGCCAGCCCCATCCGGACCGCCGAGGCCAAGACCGCATACTCCTGCGGCAGCGCCACACGCGTCTCGCCGAGATGCAGGTATCGCGCCCGCTCTCCAGCCGGCCGGTCCACAAACTCCGCCCGGTCCTTATCATCGGAGAGCAGGTACTCCCAAACCGTGCCGAGCGTGATAACGCCCGCCGCGGCCCCGACCGTCTTGGGGTTGTTTCTGGCCGCCCGAGCGAACCACACGCCACCCTTCTTGGCCGCCCCAAAGTATGGCACCGTCCGCTCCAAGAATCGCTGGAACGCCGTGCCCGCCCGCCGCCGGAAGTCTACCGTGGCCGCCGCGCCAGCCCGCGTTGCGAGTGCCCGCTGGCCTGCCTCAGACACCCCAGCCTCCGCCGCTTGACGCTGGGCAGCGCGAGCCGCGGCAATCCGCATCGGCAGTTCCGTGCCACGGCCGACCCGCTCCAAAGCGCGGAGCGGCAACGTGACGCCCTGACCAACCGCGGCGCCGGCCGCCTCCCCGATGGTGGTGGGCGCAATCTGCCGGGCCAGCGACCGGACATCCACGTCGCCACCGAACTGCGACACTTGGCCCATCCCACCACGGCTCAACTGTTCGACCATCTGCGACCGACCGACAATCGACTTTAGTCCCTCAAGGAAGCCGACGCCGACATCCACCATCGTGATGTTCGGATTCTGCGCGGCTGCCGTCAGGATGTCGCGGGGGATATTCGTCCCAAACCAGAACTGCGGACTCATCCCGGTCGCAAAGAGCGTCGCGTACCGCTTGAGTGGCCCAAAGACCGTGACAAGCGCGTTGAGGGCCTCCGGGTCCTGCGGGTTGATAGACTGCACCGCATCCCAGAGCGCCGGGTCGTTAACAAGATAGTACTCTTTCCCTGCAGGCGTGTTGCGGTAGATGACCGGATTATCCTTGTTCAGCCGCATAAATAGGTCGCCCATCTGCCGGGCCTCCTCCTCACCCAGCCCAAGCGCCCGATAGGCCCCCTCGGCCTCCGCCACGCCAAGTGCCCGCGCCATTGGGTCGCTGGCGTTAATCTTGGTCAGCAACGGTTGCCCCGCCTCGCCCAGCGCATTGACGCTTTCGATGAGCGCATTGCCGACGCGGTACATATCGGCCCGCCGAATCAGGGCTTGCGTGTACTCGGCAATGGTCACGGCCGGGTTGCCAATCATCAGGTCCGACCCGCGGAACCGCTGGACCCCCGGCCCAACCCGCCCCGGCGTCGCCCCCCCACGCATCGGCCCGGGACCCATCCCGGTGTGCGCTTCGATGAGCCGCTTGAACGGCACATAGAACGTATCCGACTCCCGAATCGCCCGCGCTACCTCCGGCGTCCACAGCCCACTCCGCACGGCGTACTCGGTCAGGTTGGCGAAGTACTGCTCCAACCGATTGGCGAACTCCACAAACTCCGGCTTCTGGCCGAACCCATCCACGATGGCCCGGTCTGCCTCCATCCGCGCCATATCACCGCCATACACCCGGAGCGGATTGGCATCGCCAGCGGCCACCGCCGCGTCATAGCGCCCGATGTTTCGCAGGGCGACCGCATAGGTCAGCGCCTGCTCGTTCTTCGCCGGATTGCCACCGAGCGGCTTGAAGACATCCTCCAGCGGCTCCCCGATGACCTCCTTCGTCAGCGGGTCGATGATACCGCCGCGCTCCACGCCCAGCCCGTGCCGCAACGCCCGCGCCGCCGTCACGTCCGACGACAGCGCCTCATTCAACGCCGTGCCGACCGATGCCTCAGGTGCCAATCCCGCGGCCTCTGCCCGACCGGCCAGTCGGTCGAGTGCCCGCTGCGCGTCGGCATAGTTGTCAATGCCCCGCTGGACGATGGAGCGCCAATCCCCACGGAGGCGGCGGCCTAACGTCCGCTCACCAGCGCCGGTGAAGTCGATACCACGCTTGGCATAGGCATAGGCATTCGCCAACGTCTCCGGCAATCCAGCCGCTCGGAGCTGTTGCCGTGCCGCGGCCAGTGCCCGTACCCCACCAACAGCGCCAGACACACCGGCCCCGACCGCCGCGCCTGCCATTGCCCCGCCGAAACGGTCCTCTTCCGCGGCCCCCGCGCCAACTACAGCGCCGACCGCCGGGGCAACACTCGGGCGAGCGGCAAACCGCAAAGCCTCTGGAATGATGCCAGTAGCCTCGTACACCTTGCCGCGAGTGTCTTGGTACGCCGTTCCGCCGCCCATTGCGCCAGCAGGCGGTTCCGCTCCACCTCGGCCAACCGCTTCCGCTCCTGCTCCGACATCCCCAACACCTTCTCGTCCAGCGGCGAGAGGGGGATATTCCGGAGCAGTTTTTGCCAAACGGCGTAGCGCATCATCGGCGACGCCTCGAAGTCCCTCGACAATACCAGCCGGCCCGGCAGCCAATGCTCGTCTAATGGGTCCGGCTTGTGCCAACTGCCCATACGCGGTAACCGCTCGCTGTTGCGCCTGTGCCTGCTCTGGCGTTAGGTATCCGATGCGATTGAAGTACTCCAAAAACGCATTGTCGAGCGACGCTGAATCTCCAGCCTCCACCGTCTCGACGCGCTGGATTACTCCCTTGGTATCATACTGCGGAAGTGCTTGTCTTGCAAGGGTTAAGAGGCGCTCCGCCCCCTGTTCATCAACGCCCTTATTCAAGACGATTTGCACCTTTGCAGGGTCCAGCTTGACCATCGTGGTGCCGCCAAACGAGCGCCCCTTGTCCAGCGCCATTAGTCGTTCGATGGCCGCTCGATAATCAGGCTCCCGCAGTGCCCGACCGAAATCGAGCGTGACGGAGACATATTCGCCACTAGGATTCGGCACGGCGAAAAAGAGGCCCATCTGTCGCGCCGCCTGTGACACCCGAGCCAAAACCCGCTGAATCGCCATCGGCGACATTTGGCTAAAGGTCAACCGCGCTGCCTCGGTAATCGCCCCGGCATCCTCGTTCGCCATCCACGAGCCAAGACCCTTCGCCACTGACACCGGCAAGCCTTCGCTCTTGACGATAGGCTCGACCACCTTGCGGATGAACGCCGCCCGGCCAAGGGTTCGATTAATGCCACGGAGCGACTTGACTTGCGCGTCCGTCAGGCCGGGTGTCTCAAGACTCTGCATCTCCACATTGGTCACCACTTCTGGCGTGGTGCGCTCAATGGGATACTCGCCCATAAACTCTTCGGGCATCAATGCCACTTTCTGTTCGGCGTAGACCGACCCCGGCTTCACCTTGTTCGCGGGCTGATTATTCACCCACGAATTCTGCCCGCGGGTTTCGGTCGCCATTACACGCCGAGCCTCCGGCGAGTACATCGCCGAATGCACACGGTAGGCATTCTCCTCGCCGAGTTGCCCGAACTGATGCCCCTCTTTCGCGTGCCCAAAGAAGTCGTGAACCGCCCGGAACATATCGTTCTCTTCTTCGGTCAAGAGCGGATGCATTCCGGCTTCGGTCTTCAAGACCTTGAGCCGGTTGTTGTCCGCCACGTCCCGCATCATCTCGGCACTGGTCTTGTAGGGGTCCGTATCGACGAACTCGAACGTGATGCCCTTTGACCGCAAGAATTCGTACTGCCGCCGCGTCTCATCAGCAAACGCCCGATATGCCGCTTGAACCTCCGGGTCATTCGGGTTGCTGACTGCCGAGTCATACCACTCCGCAATGCGAGCCGCAAATGGCTTGTCTAACGTCGTAGCGCGATTCAGTGTGCGTGGTAGCTCACCACCAACATACTCTCGTGCCAGCGCCTCGACCTTCGGGTTCGCCCGTTGCCACACGGACAGCAACCGCTTTGTCATTTCATCGGTAATCGGCACATCGCTCGGCCGGGCCAGTCGGCGAATAACGCTTGGCGCCAAGGCTGCCCCCGTCGCTCCGGTCAACCCAAGCGCCAGCCGCTCTTCCGGAGTTTCACCAGCCGCGACGCCAGCTGCTCCGCCAATGGCCGCCCGGCCAGTTTTGGTCAGCAAGGCCACCGCCGGAACCGCCAAAGCCAACTCTGCCGCTGCACGCGGAGCCTCTGCGATGTTCCGACCGACCTGCCGCGTAACCGCGCCGGCGGCCGGAAGAACGCCGGGTTCCGCCCCTCGTGCCGCCGTTCGCGTCCCCCGCAACGCCCCGCCAATAATTTCCGGCGCTACATTGAATCCAACGTCCAGCGCGATGTCCGCCGCGGTCTTGAACGGGCTTGCCGCCAACCGCTGCAGTGGCTGGTACCCTGTCAATTCTGACAGGGCCTTGACCGTAGAACCTTCCGCGGCCTGTGACTGCAATGCCGTTAGCCCGGCAGAGGCCCCGAGACCCTTCGCCGTTTGTAGCGCACGTTGTAGACTCGTCGCTCCAACCGGAATCGTTGGGGTCGCCGCAATAAACGGCGCGGCCTCGGTGACAAAGCTAGAGGCAAGGCGGCTCGCCAATCCCGGTCCAGTGCTTGGCGCTAACGCCTCATTCATCGCGGCGGTCCGCTCTCTAGTCCGCCGCGCCGCCTCCTCGAACCCAAGCGTCCGCTGAATACCTTCGCCAAGTGTTCCGGCCGTAGACTGCAGCGCCGCAATCGGCTGGGCTGCAATATCCGCCAGCACCCCGCCAAGCGAATACCGCTCGGTTGGGCTGGTCGGCACCGACCGCGTGCCCTCAAGCTCAGGCCGGGTTTCGCGGGCAAGGACGTTCGCCAGCTGTGGGAGTGCCGGCCGCGGAGCTTCAATCCGCATCTCCGGCAACTGCATCTGGGTCACATCGCGGATGGGCAGTCCCATTGCGATGGCTTCCCGAAGCCGCCGTTTGCGTTCCTCTTCCCATCCAGCCGCCGTATATGGCGACGGAATGGGGCCGCTATACGGCAAACGACCCGTAAGCGACCCCGGCAACCGGGGGGTGGTGCCAAACGGTAGGTCCGGCCGGAACGGAGCAGTCATTCGCTACGGAGCGTTAGAGGGTTAATCCCACTCGTCTTCTTCCATCGGCCGCGGCACGGACCGACTGCCACCCGCCCGCATCAGCATCCGGCCAATCTCCGCGTCCGTGATGCCACGGTACTGCATCCGGATGTCATTGACCAGTTGCTGGCGGGATGCCTTTTCGGTCGGATTGTTCGCCAGCGCCGGGTCGTTCAGGAACCGACGGTAGGCTACCAGCCCAGCACCCGTCTCCGTGCGGCTCGGCGGCCGCTCGCTCGGCGTCGTCGTCCGCGCAGGGAGTCCGGCAATCGGCTTGAATTTGCCCGTATCCACATCGACAATGACGCCGCGGGTCGGGTCGTACTGCGTCCGAGGCTTCGGCGCTTCATCCGGCATTCCAAGTCGGGCCGCCAGCGAGGCCGTGGTAACATCACCGCCACCGCCAAGATACTCGCCAATCTGCGCCGTCGTCGGCTGGCCCTTGAACAATCCCCGCGCCATCTCGCGCTGTTGCATCGCCTCGTCCAGCTTGCGCTTCCGCTCTTCCTCAATCGCCATCCGCTCGCGGGCCTGCGTGGCCCCGGTGAACGCGCCACCGAGGCCGGCCATCAGCTGCGTCAGCCATTCGTTTGCCATCACATCACCCCGTAGCCATAGGCGTTATAGGGATTAAACATCGCGCCCAGCTGCTGGAACATCAGCGGACTCATCGCGGCCTGCGTCCCCGTCCCCAGTGGAATCTCTAGCGGGTTCGTCGTCGAGCCGCCGCCAGTCACCGGCAGGTTCGGGGCCGGCATCTCCGGGGCCGACGGCATTGGCGCGGGTGGCACGGTGCCAATCGGTCCCGTTGCCGTGGCCGTCGTGGTGGGCGTCGTGCTACCGCCCAGCCCAAACCGCCCCAGCACCATCTGTAGCATCTCCGGCGACCCGCCCGCCATCAGGCCAGCCAGCTGGGTCAGCATCTGGTTCCGGGCCATCTCCTGCTGGGCCGCAAACTGCCGGGCCGCCATCGTCTCCTGCCCACCGTACATCCCGGTGATATCGGCCAGCCCCATACGCTCCCGGAGCGCCCGGTCCGCCTGCGACTCGCCAATCTGCTGGCCCTGCAGTCGCTCCCGAAGCGCCCGCTCCAGCGCCGACTGCCCAGACTCAAACGTCTGCGCCCCGGTTTGGAGGCGCTCCCGTAGCGACCGCTCTAGCTCCGACTCCCCACCCGCAAACTCTTGCTGACGGCGGAGCATATCGGCTTCCTGCCCATAGCCAAGCAACTGGAGACGCTCGCGGGCCGCTCGGTCCGCGGCCGACTCACCGCCCATAAACTGCTGTTGTCGGCTGAGAATGTCCGCCTCCTGCCCGAACCCCGCCGCCTGCATCTGCTGCCGGAGCGCCCGCTCAAGGGCCGACTCACCACCAGCAAAGGCTCGCTGTTCGGCCGCCTGCTGGGCCTCAAAGGCCTGATTCGCCTGCTGCTGGAGCAGCTGGGCGTCAAGCTGGGAGAGCGCCCGGGCCTGCTCACCACCCAGCCGACCGATGCCAGCCGCCCCGATAGTAGACGCCGCTAGCCCACGGCGGGCAAGGTCCTCTTCCAAGGCCTGCCGCTGGGACGCGAACTGCGACTCAAGGTCCGACCGGCTCGCCTGCCGCATCTGCTCAAACGCCATCTGCTGCAGGTTTTGCGGCATCGGCTGGGGTGGCGGAGCCGCTGGCGCACCGGCCGGCGGTTGGGGCGCAGACGGCGTCCCCGGCATTCCGGCCCCCGCCGGCGTAGCGCCCGGCATCGCTGGGATTGCTGGCATCGCAAACGGTGTACCGGTCGGCATCGTCCGTGTCCGGGGGATTTCGCCCATCGGCGTCATCTGCCCCATCCCAGTCGCCGAGGCCTGCTGGTCAACCATCTGCACCTGCGGCTGCGGCGGCGCGGGCCGGGCCTGCCCGGCGGCCTGCATCTGCGCGAAGGTCTGCTTGGGCTGTTGCGGGGCCGGCGGTTGTGCAGGCTGTTGTGCAGGCGGTTGCGCCGGTTGCTGCGGCGCCGGCTGGGCCGGTGCCGCTTGGCGCACGGTCTGCTCGTTATCCAGCTCCATCACCCCTGAAGTCGCCGTGCGCGGCTTCTGGAGACCACCAGAGTACCCATTACCAAACAGTGAACTGTAGGAGGCCATTACCCCTGCCCCCCGGCGACCCGCTGAAAGACCGGCGCGAGCAGCTCGGCAATCCGGCGCTGGCGCTCCATCTCCCGCTGACGCTCATCCTCGGACTGCTTGAAGGTCTGCTGGAACTGGGCCTCGCGCTGGGCCAGCGCCTCGCGCTCCAACTCCCGGTTGGCCGCCCCGGTCCGCGCCTGTGCGCTAGCCATTAGACCCTGTCCCAGAATCTCCGGGCGCTTGCCGAGGTAATCCGTCACCCGACCAATGCCACGACCAGCGGCCGCGGCCAGATTGCCGAGGCGGTTCGCCCCTTCAGCGGCCTGCGCCGCGCCCGCGCCAAACCCCGGCGTAATGCCATACTTGGCCGGCATTGAGGTAATGGCCTGACCAACCTTCGGGAGTGCCTTCAGTCCACCGGCCGCCCCGGCCGCCGCTCCCTTGGCCTTGAGCAACCCCATCCCGCGGCCCGCCGCGCCGAGGAGCTTGCCAGCCCCGCCATACGCGAGGATGTCGCCACCGAACGACAGCGCCTTGCCGACGCCGGTCTTGTCCATAAACTCCATTGTTTTCTTTTTGGCCTTGGAGCCACCAATGCGCCCCGCCGCCCACCCCGCCAACCTGCTCGTCAAGCTCGCCATTGTCCGGTCCTCGTTGGATTAACGCTTCTTCTTCGGAGCCACGCGCTCCGGGAGGTCCCGGATAACGGACTTCGGGGTCTCTTTAATGTACTTCTTTGCCACCTTCTTGGGGATACCCGACTCCCCGTCCGCGGCCGCCGCATACATCGCCCGGAGCTGCGCCATCGACTTAATCGGCATTACTTCCCCTTCCGCGCTACGGCGGCGTTATCGACGAGATTCGGATAGGGGCGACCGGCCGCCTTGGCCCGCGCCTTGGCCTTCGCCTTCTGCGCCGGCGTCAACTTCTCCGACTTCTCCTTCGGGTTCTTGCGCTCCCAGAACTCCATCATATTCCGCGGCATCGGCTCCTCCGTTAGTTGGCAATCAGCACCCACGCGCCGCCGGTCCAGACATAGACCCCGTTATTCGGCGCGTCAGTCGCACAGTAGATTTGGCCCTGCGTCCCCGTGACCGGGCGGTTGGCGTAGGTCCCGGCGGTCGGGTGGGCGACCACGTCGGCCTGATGGTCAACGAACTTGTCACGCAGGACGTTATCATTGCCCCGCGTCTCAAACGCGGCACGGTCCGTCCCGACCGGGGACGTGAACGGCTTGATGTCGTAGTCCCCGATGCCCATCAGGCGCCGGCCTCTAGCGCGGCGACGCGGGCCTCCAGCTGCTTAATCGCCTGCACCAGAATCGGGATGAGGACGCCCGCCGACGCCTCCAGCTTCTCCGGGTTCTCGTCATACACGAGGCCCGGCACCGTGATGCCCGTCTCGGCCTGCGCGGCCTGCAACTCCTGCGCGATGAAGCCGAACTCCGGGACATCCACCTTCCCGCCGTCCCGCATCTCCCACAGGAAGGCCCGCGGCTGAAGCGCCTTGACGAAGTCCAGCCCCGCCGGGATGTCCACGATGTCCTTCTTGTCCCGCGCATCGGAGAGCGACGTGATGGTCGTCACCTGACAGCGCAGGGTGGCAATCGAGGAGTTGCCCAGCGTGATGACGTTGCTGGCCGTCGCCGACGCGCCAACCGCCTCGTTGCCGATGAAGGTGTTATTGGAGCCGGTGGTGTTGGCATTGGTATATGGCGACGGTCCTCGCCCAGCGTCACTGCCAATTGCAGTGTTATTGGCGCCGGTGCTGGACTGACCAAGTGAAGCCCAGCCAACAGCGGTATTGCGAAGTCCATCCGCAAACGCCAGCGAACTGGTGCCAACGGCCACGGAAAGACCTGAGTTGTTGGTGGCAGAACTCATAGCCCCATCACCAACTGCAACCGATTGGCTTGGAGCCGTTGCCGACGACAGAGCAAGGTATCCGATGGCAACGATTGAGCTACCGCCCGCACACGCCTGTCCAGCACCAGAACCAATCGCGGTATTTGACCCACCATTCGTGACTGCGGTGAGTGCATTTGCCCCAATGGCCGTATTGTGCGTGCCAGTTGTTTCGCTGTCCAACGCGTTCAGCCCGAAGGCCGTCGTATTGTTATTGTTGCTCGTGCCACGACCAAGACGCAGGCCGTTAACTGTAGCGTTACTTGACAGCGTCGTGCTTCCAGACACCGACAGGCTCGTCAGCGTTCCCACTGAAGTCAGGCTGGAGGCCGTCACGCCGGAGGCCAGCGTCGCGCCCGTCAGCGTCCCAGCGGCGGCAGGCACCGTGATATCGGCCGTGCCGTTGAACGCGACGCCGTTGATGTTGCGCGAAGTCTGCAATGCCGTCGCCGTCGAGGCATTACCAGTCAGAGCGGCCGTAATCGTCCCAGCGCTGAAGTTGCCCGAGGCATCGCGCTGGACGATTGTGCTGGCCGTGTTGGCCGACGCCTCCACGATTCGTGGCGTACTGAACTCGGTGTAGAGGATGCCATTGCTCGCGTTTGCCCGCAGGACAA